TGTTTGGTTTTATACCTCTGATTATTTTAAATTCTGAACCGTGAGCATCGAATGTTACTTCCACTAGACAGTTTTTATTGTTAATAGAGTTCAGCAATTGAGGCTTTGATATATTACGATGGGCCTTTCCAAACAAAGCAAAGCTCAAAGCGTCTAACATAGTAGACTTACCAGCACCGTTCTGACCTACTACAAGCATTGTCTTATACTTATTGAGCTCAAGTTCAGACCAGTTATTACCGGTTGAAAGAAAATTCTTCCATTTTAATTTTTTAAATAAGATCATGCTATTTCTAAGGTTTGCGCTTCATGCATTAGTTCAGACATATGAGCTTTGATTCGGTCTTTGTCGAGGTCCGTATCAACTGCATCTACATAAGTATATAATAAAGTAGAAGTATCTTCAACTGAAATCTCTTCATCTTCTACATTTTCTCCAATAAAATTATTGAAGTTCTCTGCAATCTTTAGCTCGTATATATTTCTATTTTGTATACGGTCAATAAATCGATCAAACGTGAACGAATCGCTCTTATTAATTACCTGTACCTTTACAAACTTACCTTCTACATCATCCAAAGGATAGTGAAGATAATCATTAGAAGTGTCATCATATCTGATACGATAGAAGAGAGTGTGCGGGTTATGAACTGCAGTAAGCTCCCTAGTATCAGTATCGAGAATATGAAAGTATTTTTTATCATGCGCATCATTCCAAAAGAACTCCATTTGTGATCCGAGATACTCAATATTATCTTGTCGAGACTTAGTGTGAAAATGACCTGATAGTACTTTCTCAAACCGGTTAAAGATAGATCGATCTAAGCCATGCTCACATTTTACTCCTCGCATCATCTCATATCCTTGAATGTCGAAATGACCTCCAAGCCAGTCACACTTAGCATTAGCAATAAACTCTAACGATTGTTTCTCATTATCAGCAGAGATCCAAGGTACGAGTCCCATCTTAAACCCATCATAGCTCTGCACTATAGGTTCATGAATAATATTAACTTCATTCATATAGTGTCCGAGCAGTTCTTTAAGACTGTTTAGATCGTTAGTGTTCTTATAATACACATCATGGTTACCACAGATAATATCCATGGTAATGCCATACTCTCTTAACGGTTTAAGAAAGTGATTACGGTTGCGGTTAAGAGCACGGAAGTTGATAAACTTCCTGTTATCATAGTAATCACCAAGATGCACAATATGCTTAATATCATGTTCCAGAAGATAAGGAAACAATACATCATTATAAAATTTCTCTGCATTATCGAGAAATATGTCGCTGCTATTGCGAGTGCCACAATGAGTGTCATTTAGAATACACACCTTCATTATAAAAAATCTCCAAGATCTGAATCATTAGATCTACCTTTAACCCGTTTTATCTTTTTCTTCTCTACAGTAGCAAATACTTTAAAAGCGTCATCTTTCTCTTTCACCCTTTCAATTCTATCTTTAAGAGTATCTACAAATTGATTCATAACTGCTGCTGAATTATCTGATACATCAATCTTAATATATTCTTCTATACCAGATGAAGTCATATACTTAAGCTTGATATCTTGCTGCTTCTTTTCTTTAGCAATACGACGGAGAAATGCATACCATGAGATCTGCGTAAAGTAGGCAAATGCATTTGGATTACCTGTACGGGTAGCTGTCTCGACATTATAGTTATCTATCGCCTTGAGACAATTCTCAACAGCGTCCATAACCATTTCTTCTCGATATGTGTATCGAATAAAGTTAGATTTATGAGAAAGACCTTCTGCTATCTTAAGAAAGCAAGATGCAATATAATTAGGCACAATAGGTAGAGCCTCCTCTACCTGTTTAGCTTCATTCAACTGCTTAACATAATCCACAACTGCTTGGGAAAATTCTTTATTGTTAACATAGTGAATGTTAGCACGCTTTGATCTTGCCATAATATATATCCTTCAATTCATTATATTATAAGGTAATTTTTTATTACATGCAACTAAAAAAAGTAGTTGCACTTCTCGCTAGATCGTATATAATCATATAGCGATATGGGGAGGGGGGATATGTTAATGCATTTTATCTTTGGTTGGAAAACTTATTATGTTTTCTTCTTCGTCAAAAGACTCTAAATCTTCTCTAGTCATCTCTTTTTCTACTTCTTCTGTGGTAAGACTTATTGATTCTAACTCTGCTTCAATTGACTGCTTATAATGCTCAATAAGATCTCTTACCGGATTAGCCTCAGATGTAATATGTTGGGAGTTTATAGATTGAAATATACCTTCTTGCATCTGCATAGTATACCAAGGTCTAAGAGAATGGATCCTATATCCATTAGTAGGATTATATAGACATTTTATCTCATATACATTACGTACTATAATATCAGCAAATTCATCTTCAACATCTGGCCATTCAACTACTTCACATATAATTTCATCTCCGGAAAGTAACTTAAACTGCTTTAACTGATTATTCATCTAAATCTACCTTTATTAGCTTATACTTAAACTGCTCTTTTGCATAAATCTTAACTCGCTGTGCAGAGTGAAGTAACGTAAAGTTCTTCCGTGACTTCCAATGTAAATCATCAGCTATATCATAGAGTGTAGTAATCTGTCCATTGTCCGATTTCCGTAAGCCACGCCCAATCGACTGTAATACTTTGATCTGTGATTTAGAGGGACTTGCAAATATAATATTATGCAGGTTACGTATGTTAATACCAGTACTGAAAGTACCAAGACTAGCGACAATGATAGCATTACTTTGCTTCTCCACAATTCCTCTGATAGCTTCTCTGTCCGATGTATCGGTATCCCCAGATACAAAAAATACTTTTCTGTTCTCATCTACCTTACTATTTATCTGGTCGAATAATGGCTTTCCGTGCTTGTCCACAAGTCGAAATAAGACGAGAGTATTGCCTGTAGCATCAATAGCCAGATTACGAATGAGCCGATTGCGAGCATCATTTCCAACGATGAAGTCAATCTCATCTTGATAGTCTCTTTTTCCAAAATCTTTCCTCACATTTTCAGGGTAATTTAATAATAAAACTTTAATATCTAGCGGTGCAAGAGTCTCATTATCTTGCAATGCTTTAGTAGTAGTAACCTTATATACAGGTCCGAATAATCCCTCAAGCATCAGCTTATGGGTCTGTGTACCATCTAACGTTCCAGTTAGACCATATCTATATTTAGCTTCAGTAGATTTATTCATAATAGATGACAGAGACTTAGATTTAAATCCATGACATTCATCACCTACTACCATACCAAATTGCTTAAACCATCTAGCAGGCAACTTATAAATAGATTGCCAAGTAGATACTATTACACGTTTATCTGTATTTTTATCCTTACCAGAATAAATTTTATGCACATGCAGATCAACATCCATTCCGTAATCTGTAAAATCGCTATACATCTGCTCAACAAGAGATGTGGTAGGAACTATCAATAACACCTTATTATTAAATTTAGATAAGTAATATTTAATTAGCAAATAAGCTATAAAAGACTTCCCTGATCCTGTAGGAGATAAAAGAATTGCTCGAGTTCGTGTTAGGGCTGTTTCAAGCGCATCGTATTGATAATCTCGAGGTTGAAATGGAAGCGTTACGTCTTTTAGTAGATCAACAAGCTCAAGTTGAGCCTTTGCAGGAACCGGAAACCCATAATCAGACTCTTCTGTGTCAACAGAATATGACCGATCAGCTGCAAATTTTATTAAATACGCATATAGCCCAGCAGAGAGCTCGCCATTTATGCGATTAAATAAACGTATCTTACCATCCCAGACGCGATTCTTGTACTGAGGCATAAATTTATAGCCAGGAACAAAAAAACTAAAATATTCAGATAGCTCAGCGGCATACCCAGCCTCGCAATCAACATATAACATACTATAGTCTTTTAAACGTACAACAAATTCAGCCATTATATTTTCTTCTTACATCAAGAAATAGTGGTAGATAATCATGTGTGTTTACTGTAAAGATTTGAGGTTCACTATGATCAACAGTTATAAGAATAACCCCTTGCTTGATAGGAACCCCTGTTCTCTCATAGAAGGCTGCAGCATAAAATGATGCTTGTATAAAGTAGTTGGTAATCCACTCTACCTTCTTAGGTTTACGAGCTGTCTTAAAATCTATAATGGATAGCTCTCCGTCAAACTCGGCAATACAGTCTACCTGACCTGCACATTTAAGTTTATCACTGTAAAGAAACTCTTCC